TATGAATATAAACCAATTACATGGAAAATTCCTGGTTCATCAACAACTACAACAGGATCTTCATCATCAACTACTGCAAGAGGATCTTCGTCATCAACAACACCATTTTCAAGAATAGGATTATCAACTAGTAAAGGACCTTTATCATCAACAACAAGAGGACCTAGTATATCAAAACATTCTTTAAGTCCTATTAAACATACAATACCATCTTCATCTACAACTGCATCATATAGTCCATTAAAATCAGATTCTATTTCAAAGTCACATTTTGATTCAAGTAGATCTTCATCTGTTGTATCTAGATCTGCAACAGCATCATATATAAAGGATCATTCTGCAATATCTTGTTTAGAAAATTATAAGAATCCTTATAAAACAGATTATTTTACAGAAATGACTATATCAGAAAATAATTTATATATACAATATTATAAATATTTTTATTTATTTCCAACTATTGAAATAGCTACAAAAAATAATATTGTAACACAATTATTAATATGTATTATATCAAGATATAATAATTATTTATATTCTTCATATAATACACGTACTGGTAACATAAAAATAAATGAAAGAGCTTTTCAACATCAAGTTATGATATTTTTTAGTATTTTAATTTATATGAAACATGTTAGAGATTTAGTATTAAATGAAACTGAAAAAAATTTAATAATAAATAATTTTAAAAATAGATTAATTAACTTAGGTATAGAAAAAGGATATTCTAGTGATTGGTATTTTGGAAATATTAAACCTATGTTAAATAAAATATTTAATTTTTCTAATTTAGATAATACTACAGAAAGAGAGTATAATTTTTATTATTATTTTATAAAATCACCATTACCACATAGTTTTTCTAGTACAGAAAAAATTGAATATGATAGATTATATAAAAATAGAATAAATTTTATGGAAAGAAATTATCGAGTTAAAGAAGATTATATTAAGTTATATCAAGAAAATTTTGAATTTTATGCTAAGTATAATTAACATAAAACAAAGTAATAATTATTTATTATTTATTATAATAAAATATCAGGATTTTCTAATATAAAAATAAACTTATTATTCATATAATCTCTATTAAATTTATATTCTTCATCAGAATATGAACTAACATATTTTGTATGATATCGAAGAGCTGATATGAAACTAATAAGAATAGTATCATAATAATAATCAATATTTAAATTATTTATACAATTTAAGGTATAAATAATATTATATATTTGATCATTATTAAGTGATATATTATAAGATTTAGAAATCTTTTTAATTCTAGATATTAAATCTTGAAAATTAGAATACATATTTAATTAAATTTAATTAATTAATTTAATTAAATTTAATTATCATTTTTATTGTGGATTTAATATATATATGACTAATAATTTAAAAAGAACTAAATCTCCGACAAGAAGAACTAAATCTTTAACAAGAACTAAATCTCAAACAAAAAGAACTAAATCTCCAACAAGAACTAAATCTCCAACAAGAAGACCTAAATCTCCAACAAGAAGACCTAAATCTCCAACAAGAACTAAATCTCCAACAAGAAGAACTAAATCTATAAATAAAATAGGTGGTGGTAAAGAAACTAGAACTACATTAAGTAGTAGATATAATCCTATTAGTTCTAGATCTAGTTCTAGATCAACTAGTAAATATCATCCTACAACTTCTAGTTCTAGATCAACTAGTAAATATCATCCTACAACTTCTAGTTCTAGAACTAGATCAACTAGTACATATTATCCTACAACTTCTAGTTCTAGAAGTTCTAGTTCTAAAAGACATGGAAGAGAAGAAGAAAGTAAAAAAAATATAGAATTAATAGGACTATTAGATAGTCATAATCAGTTAGCATGTATATCAGATTATAGACATGATAATAGTGAAGGTGTACCTTCTATTTTAAAGTCTGGTATTAAAATAAATAATTTATATTATAATTATTATTATAATACTATAAATTTTCAATCTTTATTAGTTAGTTTAACTATTCCATCTGAATATAGTATAAATGATATTAAAGATTTAATATTAATACAATTAATAAATTGTATAGTTACAAGAACTATAACATATTTATCATATAGTCGTGGTGATTCTAATCATTTGAAAATTTTGAAGGCAGCTTATTATATTTATTTAAAACATCTATATAAAAGTACACTTACAGAATATCAAATTAATAATAAAATACAAAAATTAAAAGATATAATTAAAATAAATTTATCAAATAGACGTATTGAAGTAGATGATCTAAATATTAAATTAAATAACATTTTTATGAAGTTACTTTTAAATGATATTAATAAAGAATTTGATCAAGATTTTATATATAAATATGATCATCAAATAGGTAATAACTATGATAGTTTTATTTATAGTTTTATATTAAATGATTCAATAAATAAAATAAATAGAAAAAGTACTTTAAATAAAGAAATTGAAAAATATAGATTTATTTTAGATTTATATAAATAAATTTATAAATGTTTTATATTAAATAAAAGGTTATAGAAAGTCTAATAAGTATTTAATTCCATCTAGATGATGCATAAAATTTCCATCCATTACTTGCACATATTTTTTTCCATGTTTTATCTTGTTCAAATAATTTATCAGTTGATTTTAATAAAGTAAAATATTTCAAATAATCATTATATCCTAATAATTGACATAATTTATATAATACATATGGATAACTAATTAAATTTAATCTGTCTTTTGGTCTATTATTTTCAAATGGTTCTTCAATTTTCATAAACATATTACATAGTTGTTCTTCAACAGAAATAGGAAAAACAACTGGTGGAATACCTGTTAATTTATATAAAATTTTATATACATTTTCATAATATTTATTAAATCCTAAATGTATATAATTTTTTAAAAACTTTTTAATTAAATGTTCATTAAGATCTGCTAAGTTTGTCATTCTTGCTTTGTTAAACTCAACTTTAATAATATCATATACAATTTCTGGTATTTGTGTTGTTTCTTTAGCTTGTATTCTTGCTAGATGATCTTTAAAATGATTAAGTCTTTTATATTCAAAATGAATTACTTCTTGTTGTTGATCTTTATCTGTAGAACCATCGGATTCTATAATATTATTTATTTCTTCTCCACAATTAGGACATATTAATATAGATTCTGATATTATAGTTTCTCTATATTGTCCACAATTATAACAATATTCGTCATGCTTAGTATATTCTCTAGGTTTTACATAATGAGGATCATTATTAGATAAATATTCTGATAATAAATCAGTTCTATTTACTGCATATTCATTTGAATCAAATGAATTATAATATTTACTAAGTATATTTCCATTTTTAATATAGAATTCCATCGAATCTTTTTTATTTTCAATATCATTTATTTGTTTTTTTATTTCATCTAATTTATTTAATTTATAATGATATGAGATTAATTCCATATCATTTAAGGATTTAATAGATATTAATTTTATTTCATTTTCTATTTTATTTAAATCTAGTATTAGATCATTTAATTTAAATTTTTCTAATTGTAATGATTGTTCATATTTATTATATTCTTTATCCATTAATGGTTTTCTTATTACATTTTTTTTTATTAAAGACATTAATTATAATTATATTTCTCTTTATATATCTAAATTAATATTTAGAAAATAATTAATTATTTAGAAAATAATTATTTTTTGAATTAATTAATTAAGGAAATTAATTAAGGAAATTAAATTAAATTAAATTAAGAAAATAAATTTATTTAATTTAATTTATTTTCTAAATTAATATATTTAGAAAATTAAATTAAGAAAAATAACTTAAGAAAGTTAATTAAATTAATTAATTATGATTTTTTTCTTAAAAAAATCATAATTAAGAAAATATATGATTTTTTTCTAAAAAAAAAATATTATAGTATAATATATAACTATGTCTGGTGGACTTATTCAAATGGTAGCCTATGGTGCTCAAGATATCTATCTAACTGCTGATCCTCAAATTACCTTTTTCAAGGTTGTTTACAGACGTCATACAAACTTCGCTACTGAAGAAATCGAACAGACTTTCATGGGAACTGCTGACTTCGGTCGTAAGGTAACTGCTCTTATTTCTCGCAATGGTGATCTTATCCATCGTGTAATTCTTCAGGTTGAACTTCCTGAAATTGAACCTTCTATGTCTGGACGTTGGACCGATGATGTTGGTCATCATCTTATTAAGGTATATGAACTCGAAATCGGTGGTCAACGTATTGATCGTCAGTTCGGTGACTGGCTCCAGATCTGGACATCACTTACTGTTAATGCTAGTCTTCGTGATGTATATAACAAGATGATTGGTAAGACCGCTCAGCTCTGCAACTATGATATGGAAACCAAGCCTCGTACAGTTCTTTATGTTCCTCTTCAGTTCTATTTCTGCCGCAACCCCGGTCTTTCTCTTCCTCTTATCGCCCTTCAGTATCATGAAGTCAAGATCAACATGGAATTCCGTCCCATTGAGCTTCTCTGGATCAGTGGAGGTGATGATGGTCGTCTTGATCCCCACGTTCGTGGTAAGAATCTCCTCCAGTGCTCTCTCTGGGCTGAATTCGTATATCTTGATACCGATGAACGCCGCAAGTTCGCTCAGGTATCTCATGAATACCTCATTGAACAGCTCCAGTTCACTGGTGAAGAGTCAATCAACCAAACTTCCAACAAGATAAATCTTACATTCAATCACCCAACCAAGGAACTTATCTGGGTAGTCCAGAAGGATTCTAACATTGGTGCCCCTGGCAATCTTGTCAGCAACCAATGGTCAAATTACCAACTTGATGCATTCAACTTCAATCTCCAACAATTCTCTGCCTATGATGGTACTCTTTATGGAAACCCAACATTCGGTAACTTCTCTACCACTGGTGGATACAGTGTAGGTTCTCGTGATGGTAACCCAGTTACATACTTCAAGCTCCAGCTCAATGGTCATGATCGTTTTGCCGGACGTGAAGGTACCTACTTCAATTACAAGCAGGTATATGATCATCACACTTCTGGAACCCAATCTGCTGGTATCAATGTTTACTCATTTGCTCTTAAGCCAGAAGAACATCAACCTTCTTCAGCTGTTAACTTCTCTCGCATTGATAAGTCTGTTGCTCATCTCTGTGTCCACCCCGGAACCTTCCTTGCCGTTGATCCCGAGACTGGTGCCCAGTGCCAGACTACCGCAAGAGTTCGTTTCTATGCCGTCAATTACAATATCCTTCGTGTAATGAGCGGTATGGCCGGCACTGCATATGCTAATTGATCGGGTCGTAGCTTTTTATTTATATATCACAATTATACATATATGTTTTATATATTAAATAATAATCTTTGTATATTCAACCATATAATATACAAAGATTATTATTTAATCTATTCTATAATTTTTAGTATTTCTATAATTTTTTAGTATTTCTATAATTTTTTTCTTGATCTCTACATTTATTACATTTTTGTACATGTTTATTAAATTTATTAATAAATTCGGTTTTATCTTTAGATGTATAACATTTAATACATATTTGTGTTTTTTCATCATTAATGGTATTTTGTGCATTAATTAATCTGTTATTATTATACTTTGTTTTTCTTAAATTACATGTATTACATTGACTATATAATTCATTTATATAATCTTCTTTTGTATTAAATTTACAACAATCAGTACAATATTTTCCAAGTACATTATTATCTATATTATCATCTTCAATACAATCATTTGAAATTGGTTTATAAAAAAAATTTTTTTTTAAATAAAATTTTCTATTTAATGTATTTAAATCATTTGCTATTTCAGTCTTATTTTTTTTACTATTTATAATTTTATAATAAATATCATCATATAAATTCATATCATATAAATCATTTATATGAGTAAATCCAGTATAAAATCCATAATTAAAAAAAAAATCATCATCTGATTCATTTGGATTATCTTTATAACATTCAGTACATAATTTATTATTATTAGATGATCTATTAGATACACATCTAATACAATAATCTTTTAATTTAATATTTATTTTAATATTTAAATTATCTTTTTTTAATAAACTCATAATAAAATAATTAAAATTATTTTAATAATTTTTAAAATAAATTAATCAATTTTAATTTAATTCAGTTTTTAATTCATTTTTAAATAGATCATAATCATAATAATTTAAATATGAATTAAATTCATAATCATCTATATTATTTTCTTCAATATCTTCATCACCTTCTTTATTTTCATCTTCATCGTCTTCAATATCTTCATCATGTTCAGATATATATTTATAATTAATAA